GCGGCAAGAGTTCACCTTCCAGCGCCAGACGGTGGATGTACTCAATCGCCTGCGGCAACTGTTCCGCCGGGATTTCTTCGATGTGGGAGACGTTGAAACGCTGGTGAATGAGGCGGTAGGCTTCATCGTGCATCAGCCCGCGTTTGGTGGTGAGCATCGTTACCGCCTGGCGCAATCCGGCGCGTTCATCCGGGGTGGTGCGGCGGGGCGTTTCGGGCTGTCCGTCTTCGCCATGTTGTTCAAGGAAACTGCGGATGACGACAAGATGAAAGGCGGGGCTTATCCATGCGGCGTAAGCGCAGACCAGTTCTTTGCAAACGTAGGTGCCGCGTCTTTCACCGCCGCGAACCGTTTTTATAACTTTTTGATTTTGTTCCAAAGACGGATTTCCGTCTTTCAGCAATTCTTGAATTAAATCTTGGGTTTGCTGGTTTTGCTGCCAGTAGCGCGGGGAGTGTTTGTTTTCGCCGCCTGCCGCCTTGTGTAGGTCATTGAGCGAGTACAAGCCGTTATCGGTACGAATGGCTTCGATAGAGAACGTTGCGGGTGCAACTTGGGTGTTGTTTGCCATGTGAGGCTCCTTGATATTCAGTTTAGTAGTTGCCACCGTGTTAGGGTGGCGGGTCTCAACTACCGTATCAAGACGGCTGACGGTATTCCCCGAAGGTGTTGTATTTCCGCCTATCAACCCACCGTAAACTGAATTCTCATGGCCACGCGAAACGAACGATGGAGCATGGGCATAAAAAAACCGCATTTCTGTCGGGTGCGGGTATCCGCTTGATAAAGTAGTGAAGACACTATACGAAAAAGCCCCTGCGGGTGCAAGGGCTTTGCTGTGGTGTTTCGTGGTCATGCCGCCTGTTTCATCCAGTCTTGCAACAGGCGAATCAACGGCTCGCGTTGTGGGGTGGACGGCTTCAGGGTTTTGAGCGCCTGTTGCACATCATCGGTGGTCGCCATATCCAAATCCAGCAGGAAGGCTATATCGCTCCGGCAATGTTCCAGCAGGCGGGCGCGCTCCGCGTCATCAATGCGGCTTTCGCCCTCAATGTCTTGCCAGATAGCCAGTTGTCCGGACAAGGTTTGCTGCATCGCTTCGCTGTATAGTCTGCCGCGATAGCTGTTTGCGGTCATTTGATTTGCTCCAACCATTCCTGAATCATCGCCTCGTGAGCGCGGACGGCTGCTTGCGTCGCGTGGCTCATTTGTACAGGGCTGTATTTTATCACGCCCATCTTGTCAAGCGCGGTGTTTGTGAGGTGCGGGCGCAAGGCGATGGCTTCGTCCTTGCTCATTTTCCCCTGTTTGTAGGCGGCGCTTAAAAACCGCTTCACGGCAATATCCACGTCATACAACGTCGCCTTGACGATTTCGGCACGCACCAAGGTTTGCGCGCGGTATTCCGCCGCTTCATATGTACCGTAAGCGACAAGCTCGGCTACCCTGTTATCGGCCATCAGGTAAATATCCGCCGCGCTCAATGAAGTGGCGCTTGGGTGGTTGTGATACAGCGTCGCCCCGGCCAGCAAGCCGAGAATGTCGGTGTAGTCAATGCTGTCCGCCTTGCCGCTGCGGGTGTCAATCAAACGCCCGTCCTTGTCCACCAGATAGCCATGCTCCAGCCCGTCTGCCTGCCCGTGGGTAACGACGTGATACCGTGCCGCGCTGGCGGTATCGGTCGGCGGTGGTGGCGTGTACGGTTTCGGCACGGCAGGCTTGCCCTCGTCGTACACCGCCCGCCCCAGCCCCGCCTTCGCTTCTTTTTGGCGCAGATACTCGGTGAGGTCGCGGCGCTCTGGGCTACCCCAGCCTTTATCGGCTGGCGGGGGGGGGGTGGGCGGCGGCGCATCTTCCCACGTCGGCAATTTTTCCGGCGCGCCGCTGTAACCGAGTGCTTTTGCCTGTTTTTCAGACAGGCTCACCATCGTGCAGCGGCAGTTGAATCCAAGGGGCGGCGCCAGCTGCTGCCAACGCTCGTCATCCACCGGCATCATCAGCCCGTGCAGGGCGTGGTGTGCCGGGCGAGTGCGATGGTCGTTAATGGCGATGTAGCGCAGGATGGGGCGGCGGCCGACGTGGGCGCGGAAGTGTGTCCATTTGGCACCGTTGTACGATGACAGCATCGCCGTGCGGAATACAGTCTCCTGATAGTGCCGCGGCAGCGCCAGCATCTCCGGGGTGAGCGCCTGTTGCCATTCGCGGAAGCTCTTGCCCTCTGCCAATGCTTTGACCAGGCTCTGCTTGACCTGCTCAATTTGCTCAACATCGCTGATTTTCGACAGCGTCCACGCCTCCTGACGCAGGTGTTCCAGTCGCGCGTAAAAATCCGCCGACGGCTCAACGCTGCGGGCGCGTAGGTAATCGGCGGCGGATGGGTAATGTGCCATCAGTAGCGCCCCTTGTCGGCATGGACGTAGCCCTGCGCCGCTGCCAATGCCAGCGCGCCAGCGAGCCAGTCGGTATAGGCGCTGTCGTCGTGGTCGTCGTAAAGCAATACCAAGCGGCGCATCAGGTCGGCCTCATCGCGTGCCTCACGGGCGACAGCCAGCACAGCCTCAACGCCGAGCATCTCCGGGGCATCCTTGAGCGCAGCGACGATGCCGTCCTCTACCTCCTGCGCCCCCGGCGTCAGTTGTGAGAGCGAGAGGGAGAGCTTGGGCGCAGCGGACGCCGCCGCTACCACCCGGAAATGCTGCGGCTCAAAGCCGTAGTTGTCGAGGTAGTATTGCTCGGTCAGCTCGATTTTGCCGGTGTTAAGCAGAGCCACATCACGCTCCCAACGCCCCTTGTCAATCGCTTGCGCCCGCTCATAGACGAAATAGACGCCCTCGGCGTCCATGCCGTTGACGGTGAGCAGGCAAGCGACGATGTGGTTGATTCCGCGCTCGACAAAGGTCAGGTCGGCATCGGCGATAGACTGTGTAAAACCGTCGTCCGTCTCCTGTGCCGCGCGCGAGCCGGTCTCCAGTTCGGAGGTCAGCACCCGACCCAGTAATGTCTTCTGGATGCGCTGGATTTGGTGGCGGGTGTATTTTTCATGCGCCGCGCCGTCGTTGTTGGCCTCGACAAACTCGATGCTGTCCTGGTCGCTCATGGCGACGACACCATCGGCCACCCCCTGCGAACCGGCCGCTGCCAATGCCGCCAAATCCCGCTGCGCCTCATCACGATTGGCGGTATTGACCGCGCTTTTAATCACCGTAATCGGCGAGGCATGGCGCTCGGTAAACTTGTTCCAGAACTGCTCGGCGTAATTTTTCGCGAACCACGCCCAATAGACGCGCGAAAGTAACGCATCGCCGTAAGGGTTGTTTTTGTTGACGTTGACCGCACCGCGCAGCACTTTTTCCGGGATGACCGCAACCTCGCCACCGTTCGGCGATTTCCAAACCAGATTACCATCGGCGTCGCTCTTGAATTGCTCGATGACGCGCGGCACGACGGCGCGGATGGTCTTTTGCTCGCCGTCCTGCCAGATGAGCTCGCCGATACTGGAGCCGATCCACAATGCCTGCATCATGATACGTACCGCGTCCTCGTACACGGCGGACACCGCCTCATAGAGCCAGTCGGTGTTGTCGCCCTCGATGTGCCAAGCGTTGCCCATCACCGCAGCAGTACGGCGGGAGATGCAGCCATAAATCTCGTCATCGTAGAGCAGTTTGAGCAGGTCGGAGCGCGTCAGGTTGGCGCGCTTGAGTACCTCGTCCACATCACTCGCCGAGAGAGTGAAGGTCGGTACGACAAACTGCGCTCCCGCCTTGACCGGGTTGGCGCGCACCTTGCCTGATTGCTTGGTCTTGTTGAACAGTCCTCGAAACATCGTTGTCCTCATAATCTGTTGCCCATGCGTCGGCGGGCGGATGCCACCACGCTGCTCACGCCCGCCCCGCCGCGGCGTATCATCGGCGCGCAGGCGTAGCGGCAGTTATGCACCAGTACGCCCGATGCGAAAAATTCTTCGGCGTCGGCAACCATCAGGTCATACACCGGCGCACGTCCGTCGTCGGAAACGTGCTGAACAATGGCGGCTGCAACAGCGGGTCTTGGCATACTTGTTGACGGCGAACTCTGCCCCGCAACAGGGGCAACAGCGGGTTTCGTTGTCCACGCCGGACTTGCGCCGGGCGGCAGACTTGCAGGCGTTGGAGCAATAGATGTCCTGATGCCCCATCTTGCGGGTGATGAAAGTCTTGCCGCAGTACGCACAAGGTTTTTCCATCCCCTGAAAATTCTTGTACGCCAATGCGCCAATTTCGCGGTGCTTTGCCAATCCTTCCGGAGAAGCGTGCCATGCTTTGGTGAGCGGGCGGATGCGTGCCAGCTGCGCGACAAGATCATCACGCCGCCTGCCCCAAGGTTTATGCCGCTCGCCAATGTGTTCACGCGGCGACAGGCATTCCAGATTCTCAAGGCTGTTGTTTTGACAATTGCCGTCTTTGTGGTGGATGTGCCAGCCGTCAGGGATGGCACCGTGGTTGTCCACCCAGATTTGCCGGTGCAAATAGCATTCGCGCTTCCCGTCGGGCGCGCGGCTGAAATACTCGCGGTCGGTGCGACGGCTTGAGTTGGGGTATCTGCGCCAATTAACCCCGCCATAGCGGACGGTTTCAACGTATTGCATTGCGTGTTCTCCAAAATAATCACCGCGTCGCCCGGTTCGATGCTATCCAAGCGGATGAATCCCTTGCCCACCACAAACACGCGATGGTCGCCGGTCGCGCGCAGGGTTTGCCCTGCCGTCTCCAGCCGGTAAACGGGTTTGTCTGCATGGGTCATCGCTGCCGCCAGTACCGGTTTCCAGCCGCTACGGGTGGCGACGTAATCACCTGCAACGACGTCTTGCACCGGGATATCGCCGCGCAGAGTAGCGACCTTTTCGCCGTGTGCGATACAGGCGTCCCAAACGTGGTTATTCCGGTCTTCCAGCTTCGGCAACACGTCGCCGGTCAGCCGGTCGGTCTTGTAGCTCCACAAGCGCGCTTCTTCTTGCGCGTGTTTACAATCCGGATGGATGACAATATCCATGCCGCGCAGCCAACCGATGCCGTCCTCGACGCTCCCCGGCCATTTATCTGCTGCCCGCATCCCCGGATAGCCGTGGTTGCGCAAATGGCTAATCATCTCCGGTCGGGCGCTATCGGCACGGATGACGTGCTGTCGCGCACCCTCGATGCGGTCAAACAGCGCAGGGACGTCCACCGTCTCCACGTGCTCTCCCCATGCCTCTTGCTCAACATAGAGCGTCTTGCCGTCTATCCAGCACTTGACCATCACCGTCGGATCTGACGCAAATCCCCAGTCCACCCCAAAATAGGGGCCGTCCCAGCGTGCCTGCGGCTCAAACGCCTCGATGCGATAACAGCCAGCCAGCACCTGCGCCGCTGACAACACGGCATACTTGCCATGCCAGACG